TGTAAACCTTGAAGTCCCTGTAATCCCTGCAGTCCTTGAACACCTTGTGTACCTTGAGTACCCTGAACAGATTCACCTTGTAGACCCTGTAAGCCTTGTAAACCTTGAATACCAGTTGTTCCTTGAGGACCTTGAGCACCTTGCGTACCTTGTGGACCAAAGTCACCTTGTAAACCTTGAATACCTTGTGAGCCTTGAATACCTCGTTGACCGTTTGGAATAAAATCAATAATTGATGTTGCACCATAAGTAGCAACCGCACCATTCTGCCAACTTGTACCTGGGCTTGCATCAGTACCACCTAATGTACTACTTGCTACGTACTCAATATCAAAATGACCCCAATCTTTTCCTGTTCCTGATGTTGACCAAGTCCAATTTGTAAAGTTATAAATTACAAATTCATAGTCATCAGATGTCGTATCTTTTGGAGTACGAATAAAAATTTGACCTTTAGGTTCACTTGTTAATGTATCTAAGAAGTCAAATAAACCGTCTACTCTACGGCCTGTGTTTGTTAAATCGTCGATGTATAAAGTGGTTGCCTGAGTCACATCGCCATCATTAATTAACCAACTATTTAATCCTGGGAAACCTTCTGTTGTTGAATTGACGAAGTCCCAATCAAATGTTAAGCCACCACTAAATCCGATATGTCCTTGAATACCGTCATTACCTTGAAGACCTTGCATTCCTTGTAGACCCTGAGGACCTGCACGACCTTGTAAACCTTGTGTTCCTTGAATTCCTTGTGTACCCTGAGGTCCTTGAATACCTTGAGTTCCTTGAGGACCGACATCACCTTGAATACCTGTGAAACCTTGGATACCATTGATACCTTGAATACCTTGAGAACCAATATCGCCAACTCTTGTAAATGAAATGATACAAGCAGGACTTGATGTTAAATCTGAAACCGATGCTGTTGAAACAACGTGACTGATAAAGAATGTATGCCAACCAACATTATCAGTAATATTTGAAATTGCGTAAGTAACGGATTTTTGATTATCAGCAATGTTTGTAATTTGGATATAACCTTTAACATCACCTTCAACACTATCAATTGAGTCAAATAACTCTTCAAGATCCGCGCTATTCTTAGCGGTATTATTGATGAATAAAGCTGTAGGAGCAGATATGCTTGAGTTGTTAATTGCGAACTCATTAGCACCTGGGTTTTGAGCAATAACTCCAGTATCAAAATCAAACTCAAATGATACACCGCCGTATGAACCGACGAAACCTTGTAAACCTACATCACCCTGAATACCTGTGAAACCTTGAATACCTTGTGGACCTGCACGTCCTTGTGTTCCTTGAATACCTAAGTCACCTTGGATACCTGTAGTACCTTGAATACCCTGAGGTCCTGCTCGACCTTGTGTACCTTGGAAACCTAATAGACCTTGAACACCTTGGAAGCCTTGAACACCACGAACACCTTGGAATCCGCGGAATCCTCTTTCACCTTGAATACCTTCATTACCTAATATACCTTGAACACCTTGTGGTCCAATGAAACCTTGTAAACCTTGAACTCCACGGAACGAACCGATATTAACCCAGTTTGCTCCATCATAAATCCAAAGAGTATCATCAGATTGGTCAACTACAGCTTGACCTGTTGTTGCACCTGGGAATGCTGTATTTAATGAAGATTGGTCACCAGGACCTGCGATTGAACCGATGATTTCAAATCCAGGACCGTAATCACCTTGTAAACCTTGAGCACCAGTTGCGCCTTGAATACCTTGCTGACCATTACCTACTTGAGTGACAGGGTCAGATGCAAATACCATAATAGCAAATGCACTTGATGTAGACGGAGTTGTTGCATTACCATTGCTGTCATAGAATGAAGCTTCAAATCCATTAACTGTTTTACTTTGAATTGATACTAAACGACCATCGTCATTAAGCTCACCATCAGTTACGACCGTATAATCTGTGTCAGGTTGAGCAGCGCTAAAGGTAAAGTCTAATGTACCATTAACTGCATCCCAATTCGAAGATGAGATTCCTGTACCTGTAATTGCATTTGTGTCGTCAACTCGAATAAATGCAAATGGAAGAATAGCATCGACTGTGGTACCACCGCCACCTTGTATCTCGACCCATTGTGTACCATCAGAAAAATACAGCTTATCATTATCAGCGTAAACAACCGCGCCTTCATAGACGACGGGGTCAAGCGTAATTGGAAAGGCTTGCGGATTACCGAAACCTATTAACTGACTTTTTCCTGTTAGTGTTCCAAAAGACATTTAGTTTATTTCCTTAAATTCAAGTTTTATTAATAATATATTTATTCTTATTAAACAACATCGTCTTCCTCTGACTGACCTTGAGTGAAAGATAATGTTGCGTGAACTGCTAAATCAGTATCCGCTAAAATCTCTAACGTATCACCACTCTTTAAAAATTGGCCGTTCAGTGGAATCGGGATTGTTTGATAACCTGGCACTGGCAGTTGTCTTAATACATAAAATTCTGCATTTAAATCTTCTCTGTGCATTCTTACGTCAACAAGAACAGTACTGTTCGTTGTATTACATAAAATTAATGGCGAAATAATTTCACCTACACCAGGCTCAACTGTTGTTGAACCACCGAAAACTAATTCAGGAACTTCATAATTAGGAACATCCGCAAGAACTTGCCAGTTTGTAGAGACAACCTTATTGACCGCTACCGGTTTTGCATCAGGTGCCTGCGATGTTTGTATAGTTGTAATTGGCATTTTTCTTTATCCTATTTTATATTACTGCTCTACTGTTTGAAGCTCTTCTTGCGAGTTTTCTTACAGAAGATGTAAATGGTCGACCTTCAATTCGACCTGTTCTACCGTTAATTCTCAGACCTCTTGCGAAGTACTGGTTATTCAATTCATCAGCTCCTGACCAACGAATTCTACCACCATCCTCATTCAGTACCGAAGCAACCGCTGAAATAGCAGCACCTAAGTTTCTGAAGTTCAGAGGTAGAGCATTTCTGTTAACACCTGCTGATGCACCGTTAAACTGGTGAGCAATGGATTCAACCAATGATCCGAATACCAATGTGTTAGGTCTCAGTACATTGTCCTTCAAGCAATCATTAAATAATCCTTCAATCATTGCTGAGTGGTCAGTATCAGGTGATAGATTGTTTACAAGATAATCTCTCATTCTATCCCATGAGCCAGTGAACGCATCTAACAAGTCAGTATTGTTTGCACCTGCGTTGATGAATTGTGTTCCATTCCAATAATATATATCTCCAGCATAGAAGCTTGTCGCATAATCAGTCGCAACAATATATGCCCAGTTTGGTTTCATTCCTGTTAACGTTGCTAGGTCAGCAACATCATTTAGTGAACCTTTATATTTCAGTTTCAGCGCTGGGTTAGCAGGATTGAATACTGGGAACACATGAGTTCCGTCGTAATCAAAGAACGTTGAAGTAAATGTTCTAACCGCATTCTGATTTCCGTTTGTTGTATAACTTGGAACAGGTACTTGAAGATCTTCATATTTGAAGTCATTCATAACTGCGGTTAATAAGTTTCTTGCATCACGTCTTGTTAAGTTAATATCAATGAAGTCGTAAGTAGCATTAACGAATCTTACAGTATCTTCTTGTAAACCTTCTTTCCTTTGTTCAATTACATTTAATGCATCAGTAAACGCTGATTGACTGTATGTGTAATCAGGTTCTTCCTTAACAGGTAAGTACTTGGTATCATTATACAATTGAGTGTTATAGAAGATATTAGCAAGTGATTCAACTTTCTTACTTTCAATATCAGTTCCAATTTCACCTAATGTTAATTGTCCTGGGTATTCACCTAATACGATATCCTTACAAATTCTACCTAATTGACGATATGATTTCGCAGTAGGTATTCTCTGATCCTCAGGCAATCTGTAAATTTGATTCCAGAAGTAGAAATCAGCATTCCATCTTGAAGCAGTATTACCACCGTAGTTCAAGTCGAAGCTGAATGCATCAAGTAAGTATTGAGTATCTCTTCTGCATTTTGCTTTATTGTAATCAAGTACATTAAAGTTGCTGTTAATATGTTGAGTCACATCAGAAGCAAGTTCTTCAGAATTGTCATCAATTGTAATAGCAGCAGTTGATAATTCAGCTGCCATCCAAGTTGCTGTTTTCTCAATAGCAGGTAATTCATCAACATCATTTTCGTGAATTACATCTTCAACGTATCCAATCAATTCGTGAACTCTTGCACCTTCAGTTGCTGTCGCAGCAACTCCTGAGAAGTCTTGAGGAGTTAATGTATAACTACTTGCGTTTGTGACAGGTGCTTCTTGAACAACTTGTTCCATTGCATCGCCAAGGAAGTTGTATATTGAAGCAGTTTGTTTTCTTGTATCTGCAGGAAGTACTGATAATCCATTCTCGAAGTAAATACCTGCTGCCTGTCTTGAAGCAAAATTAGTATCATGTTGAATGTCATGCGATACTGCATCAATTAAGAATCCAATATCTCTTCGACATTTTGCATCTGCGAAACTTAATCCGTTATGTGCAGTTGTTAGATAACTAATTACACCGTTTGCATATACATCTGATTGTCTTTCAACCAATTCTTTAGAAGCAATATAGTTAGCACCCATCCAAGTTTGCTCAATATCAATTCTATCAGGAATAGTATTTCTAACTTCAACCTTATCGTCAACTGCGTTAGCAACAATTTCAACAAGTCGTCTTGCTGCGATTGAAGTATCAGGGTTTGCACCATGTACTGCTACATCCTGTTCTTCGATTGATTGATAAGAATGAATTCCATTCCAATATTCGTATTGTGTTAAAATATCACCTGTGTAGTATTTCTTCGTTCTTGGGAATAAAGTTGTTGTAATTGGTTTAGCACCTACAACATGTTCTATAATTTTTGCCATGTGTAAGAATGCATCTCTTGTTCCCATTCTTTGTTCGATTTGTAATCCAGTGTTAATTGCATTTTCAAAATACATTCCTGCAGTTTGAACTGTTGCTGAGTTTCCACCGTATTGAATATCGTGTGCAACAGCATCTACAATATAACCTGTATCTCTTCGACATTTTGCTTCACTGTATGGAAGTACTTCAAAGTATGTTGATAGATGATTGAGTACTCCACCTTGAACAGTTGACTTAACATTTTCAATTTCACCTTGAGCACCTGCGTTCACAGCATTGAATAATGTTGCATCAGGTTTTTCATGAGGCGGATTCATAAGTAATGTATTGTTCTCAATTGAAGAAGCAACAATATCAAATAAACCTTCCACTGCAGCAGCGGCCGATGCACCTGCGTTTCCTGAAGTAAAGTCTTGAGTTAAAGCATTACCTACTGATTTCAATCCACCGATATCTGTATCTAAAGCAATTAACTCAGCACAATCACCGATATGGTAGAAAGCAGCTGCGGTTGGTTCGCGTTGGTCTTCAGGTAATACTGATACTGCATTTTCAAAATACAGTTTTGCATCGTTGATTGTAGCAAAGTTTCCGCCGAACTGGATATCATGTGATACTGCATCAATTAAGTATCCTAAGTCTCTTTCACATTTAGCAACATCGTATGTATGACTTGGCCTGTTCGCAGCAAGCCAAGCTGTAATCTCAGCCTGTAAGAATGCTTTGTTATTTTGTAGTTGAGACCTTGCACTTAACCTGTTGAAGTTTGGCGCCGTATTAGTAAAGTCGATTGTATCTGCAGCAGCACTGCCATTTGTCATGATATCAATGATTTCATTGAATGAATCAGTTGTTCTTGTTTTCATAGCAGAGTCAGTAACGGCAGCTACACAAAGATCTCTTGCGTATTTAATTGCTGAAACTGTTTCTGTTAACTGTTCGTTAATTACAGCATCAGCACCAACCGTTCCGATTCTGTATGCAAGACCGTTAAACACTGCGTTGTAATTAGAACCTGTTAATATATCAACACCAACTGCATCAATTAATAAACCGATATCTCTCTTACACTTATCACCGTCAAAGACATAATAACGATCTTTCAGATATCCTTGAACTTCTTCGATGATAAAGTCTCTGTTACGTTGTAATTGTTTTCTTGCTAATGTTCTGTTAGGGTCAAAGCTTGCCTTTGTAATTACAGGCATTTCATCATCTTCAATATTAACCTTATCAACTAACTGAGCAATTGTATCAATTAAATTATGTACTGCAGTTCCTGTTGCTGTGCTTGCAGCAGTTCCATCTGTATTTTGATATGGACCTTCACTAATTGAGTTTGCGTCAGCAGAAACAAATGTATGAACTTGTTGACCTGAACCACCTGTTCCTACATTCATTGTAATTGAAGTTGCACCGACAGCAGTCAATGTGACAGGCTTGTTATAATAAGGATGATGTGGTTGAGGCGAAGTATGATTCGCAGGACCGCCACCCATATCACAACTAAATGTAATTCCGTTAGGCTTTAACCAAATCTTATCACCAACTCCTAAACTATGAGCACCGATTTCAGCGGTAAATACTCCAGTAGCAGGATTGTAGCTTGCGTTTGTTGGGCTGTATTGAGTGAATGAAGAACTACCTGCACCAAGCTCTGTCACAACCTCAGCAGCCTTATCAGCAAGTAAAGTAAATGCTTGCTTTGTAGGAATGCGTTGATTATAAGGAAGAACATTAATTGATTCTCTTAAACCTGAAACATTTGCTGTATCTTCGTAATCGGATAATGTTTTAAATTGACCTTTGACTTCAATTGGAAGAACATTGGTTGAACGTAGTTGTTCGTAATCAGCCGATGTTGTATTGAATCTCTTGAAGTAATACTCAAATACTTCAACTGTATTTTCATTACCGCCGTATTCAATATCTCTTGATACTGCATCGATGATAATACCAACATCTCTTTCACAAACTTCTTTCTTGAACGGTAATCCGTTATGTTCGTCTTTCAAGTAATCAATTACTGATTCTTGTAGATTTTCTGTTATTCCATCAATTGCATTTACTGAACCAACAAGTGCAGTTTCAACATTACCTTCATTCAGAGTAGGTAGTGAACTTAAATTGTCATCTCTAATAATTTGAGTTGTGACATTGATTCCTGCTCTTACCGCTTCACCTACTTCAACTCCTGCATCAGATAAAGATGTATTTTGAGTTTGTGCATTTCCTGTTGTTGGTGTGACAGCAACATTTCTTGCGATGTTATAAGCAACATTTGCCAAATGTTCCCAAGTTTTTGCTGTAGGTAATTTTTGGTCTTCAGGTAATACACTGATTGCATTTTCATAATACAATCTTGCGAAATTAACTGCGGCTGCGTTTGAACCGAATCTTACATCCCATACGATTGCATCTACAAGATAACCTGTATCTCTTTCACATTTAGCAATATCGTAAGTTAATGTTGGGAACTCTTGAGCAATATATGCTGTGACTTCAGCCTGTAAGAATGCTCTGTTATTGATTAAAGCATTTGAACCTATTGTATGTAATGCACTAACCTCAGCAGCAGTACCGTATCCTAATGGATTTGCATTGCCTGAACCGTTTTGCATTATATCAATAATTTCATCAAATGCAACTGTGACTCTTGATACTGCTGTTGCATCAGCGGCAACAATTGCATCAGCAAGAACGGTATCTTTCATATAATTGATTGAAGCAACTGTTTCTGTAAGTTGGTCTTCAACAACAGTTCGAGCTCCGACTGTTCCAATACGATATCCTAATCCTGTAAATACAGAATGATAATTAGAACCTGTAGCAACATCTCGTCTTACCGCATCAAGAATATAACCTGTGTCTCTTGAACATTTCTCACCATCAAATACAAAGTAATTTGTTTCTAGGTAATGAGATACTTCCTTAGCCAAGAAGTCTTTATTAATTTGTAATTGTTCTCTTGCGTATTGACCTTGAGAATTGTAAGTAACTTTAGATACAGCATCCTTTTCAACAGATACAAATGTATGAGTTCCTCCAGAACCTGTTCCTACGTTAACTGTAATATCATCTCCAGCAACATTTGTGATTGCCATCGGCATTCTGTAATTACCATCACCTTTTCTTGGGTAATGATGTTCAGTTGCATTACTGTCTAACGAACAAGTAAATGTAAATGAATATGGAGCAAACTCAATATAATCTTCAGTTGTTAAATTATGTCCTGGGATTGTGACAACACTGATTCCTGTGACAGGATCGTATGTAGAGGTTGTTGGTGTATAATGTTGAACATGAGATGCAGGGTCAGTAAATACTAACGCATCAGAATCAATTGCACCTACATCCGCTCTAACAAATGTATGGGCACCACCAGGACCTGGTCCGATGTTCATTGTAATTGTATCGGTTGTCACCTCGGTTAATTTAACAGGTGTCTTATATGCAGGATGGTGAGCCTGTGGAGCAGCATGTTCTGTAAGGTTTCCATCTAAGTCGCAAGTAAAGATTACTGACTCAGGTTTAATCATTACATAATCGCCTGCTTCAAGATTGTGTAATCCGATTGTAGCAACAAACTCTCCAGTCGCAGAATCATAGGTTGCGTTGTATGGAGTATATGTTGAAATATACTTAGCAGATTTAATATTGTTAGCTGTTGAAGATACATATGTATGTACTGATGTATCAGTTGATGTACCTACATTTAAAGTAATCGTTGTGTTTGTTGTAGCAGCAACTACGACAGGCTTCTTATATGCAGGATGTTGTCTTTCACCTTCAATAGAACCTGTTAGAGCAGATACAAATGTATGAGCTCCACCGCCATTTATCGCAGCACCTACATTACAAGTAATCGTTGTTGCTGTGACAGCAGTTAATGCAATCTTTTTCTTATAGAACGGATGATGTGGTTCAGGATAAGAATGTTCTGTGACATTACCGTCTAAGTCACAAGTAAATGTAACTGACTCAGGAGCAATTTCAATAAGATCACCAACTTGTAATTTATGTGAACCTATTGTTGCACTGAATACTCCAGTTGCTGGGTCGTAAGTAGCAGCAGTTGGCGTAAACTGAGTAATTGTAGTTGTTGGGTATGAATGTTGTGTTGCATTACCATCAGTTGCACAAGTAAATGTTAAACTCTCAGGAGCAATAATAATTTCATCACCTGGTTGTAAATCGTGGCTGCCAATATCTAATACTGACAATCCTGTGACTGGGTCATAAGAAGCAGTTGATGTTGAATAAGTTTTATTTGAACTATTGAGTATTCCAACAATTTTATCAAATGCTTCATCTGAACGATGTTCTGATGCCTTATCAGTAATTCCGACAACGTGAGTAATTGCATTTGCTAACGCAGATACAAATGTATGATCGTTAGTACCGCCTGTTCCTACATAACATACAATAGTTGTTGCTGTCACTGAATGAACAGGACAAGGATGATTGTAGAAAGGATGTCCTGGATTTGGAACTGCATCGTTTGTAGGTCCGCTTCCTGTATCGCAACTGAATGTAATTCCATCTTCAAGGAATTTTACATAATCTCCAGGATGTAAATCGTGTTGACCGATAGTTGCTTCAAACCTTCCTGTTGTAGGATCGTAAGATGCATCGGTTGGAGTATAATCTAATCCTCTCAACATTGAAGGATAAATTGCATTTGCGACCGCTGATACAAATGTATGAGCAGCTTGACCTGTACCACCTGTTCCTACATTCATTGTAATAGTTGTATCTGTTACACCTGTGATAGGACAAGGTTTTCTGTAATAAGGATGGTGTGCTTGAGGTGAAGTATGATTTTGTTGGCCGCTTCCCATATCACAACTGAATGTAATACCTTCATCAGCAAAGTTAACAAAATCACCAATCACAAGTCCGTGTCCTGCACCAACAGTGGCAGTAAATACTCCAGTTGCTGGGTCATAAGAAGCAGTACTTACAGTGAATCCTGATTGACCACCATTTATTTTAACTCTATCTTTTAAGTTATTAATTGCTCCAGTTGTTTCTACTAACTGTTCATTAATTACATTGTCAGCAAGAGCAGTACCTGAACGATAAGCAATACCTGTTTGAATTGCATTATAGTTTGAACCTGTTAAGATGTCTCTTTCAACCGCAGGTAGGATATAAGATTTAATATCTCTCTGACACTTATCAGAATTATATCTGAAGTATGTATCGTCAATATATCCTAATACTAATTCTTGTAAGAATTCTCTATTTGCTTGTAATTGTTTTCTTGCGCTTCTCTTATCAGCAGGAATACTTGAAGAATCGCTCCATGTAATTTCTGAACCTAATATAGAAACAGCATTTGTTAAAGATTCTACAAAAGTATGATTATCAATTAAATCAGACTTACCGACATTAATCACAATCTTTGTATCAGTTGAACCGATAACTTCGATTGGAGTACCTGCAGCTGGGTCAGAAGCTCGAGGATATGCATGTCTTGTTGTATTATTATCTCTATCGCATGTAAATATGAGGCCGCCAGTTTTCAGAAGAACCTTTCTTCCTTTTGTTAAACCGTGGCCGCTGCCGAGTGTGATAACTGATAAACCAGTAGATGGGTCATAAGTAGCGGCAGTAGGTGTAAACTGTGTTCCTTTATTTTCAAGGATTTGTAGAATTTCGTCGAATCCATCATCAAGCCTTTGAGAAGCAAGATATGAATCGCCGTCAATTAATTCGTTTGTTTGGTCCTTTAATCTACGGTAAGCAGCAACTGTTTCATTGTTCTGATTTTCCATAACAGTTTTTGCTGTTGCCATATAATATGCACGACCTGCAGTGACAGCATTATAATTTGTTTCGTATAACATATCGTTAGTGACAGCAGGTAAAATGTAATCTTGAACATCACGTCGACAAGCTGCACTATCGTAAGCATAGAATTCGTTATTGTTTTCAATCCAGTCAATTAATTCATCTTTAATGAACTCAGAGTTGTCTTGTAATAACCTTCTAGAAGCCACTCGAGGTACCGATGTCTCGGACCATACAATTGGGTTTATATTTTCTTCGCCGTATTCAAGGACATTTAAAAGTTCACTAAACGACTTTTCAACTCTTTCGTTAATTGCTGAACTACCTGAGATGAATATTTCTTTTGTTCTATCTCTTAAGTATTCTAATGCACCTTTTGTTTCTTCAAGCTGTTCGCCTGGAACAACATAACTGATTGGAGACCTATAAGTAATACCACCTAATCTACCCCAATAGTTTGTATCAAGAGCAACATCGTATGCAGTACCGTCAAGAACAATACCTGCATCTCTTAAACATTTGTCTGAATCGTATTCTTTATAACCTAATCCACCGTTTGCTGTATTAGATGTTAAGTAATCTACAACGTCATCAATAATTGCATCTGCATTGTCATCAATCGTATCAGCAAATGCTGTATTACCAATAATTGTTGCACTTGTTGATTTTGGAGCAAAGAACTGAGTTGTTCCTTTTGCCCTCATAGAGATATCACCGAACTGTGTACCTGAGTTGTTCAATGTCATTTGACCACCGTTCAGAGCATAGAACGCGCAACGAACGAAGATTGACAGAGAACCAATACCGTTAACACCAGCACCGTCTCTTGCCACATATCCTATACCGTTTTGTGAACGAGGTGTGAAACCAAAACAAAGTACGTAGGTATATAATGAATCAGTATCAAGTACTCTTCTATCTGCAAGTACACAACCACCGCCTCGACCAACTTCCCTGTTTGGGAAATCGTCAATACCGATTGATTGTATTACAGCAGTACCACCAGATTCAGAAACTATTGTATCTCCTACAGCAAACCCTTGATTGTTTTTTAAGTTCCTTACGTGAATCTTGCTATCAGAAGCAATCTCAGAAACATAAGATACAAATCCGATTGCACCAGATGAGAATTCAATTTCATCATCAAGAGCAAATTTTGTTGGGTCAGAAATATTACTTAAAGTAAATTCTCTACCAAGGTCAGCCAGCGTACCTTTGCTGTTATAAGGGTTAAGAGGTGGTTCAACATCTTGTCTTAAGAAGTTTGATAACTGTGAACTATCTCTTAAGTATGGAGAACGTAATAATTTGGCACCAGGACGATAAGCAATCGCGAATCCGCCTTCTGGGAAATCAAAGTTATCAACTTGGAAATTCTGATATGCAAATCCTTGGACATAACAACCAGAACCTACAAGAATACCGTTATTATTTTCGTATCCTTTTTCTAATTCAATGACTGTTGCATACTGACCTGAGGTTGAAGTACAGGAACAATCATCAGGTAACTGCAGATTACCTTTTGTATAATATGTTCCTGGTCCAACCGAAATGTGAACGGAGTTATTAATTGCGTTACGATTAAGTTCGCCACCTGCTTTTTCTAAACAAAGTTCAAAAGCTTTCTCTAAGGTTCTAACAGGTTGCATTTGAGTACCAGGGAAACTATCGTCACCTGAACCTGCATCAACGTGAACCTTTAATGCTTGAGAGGTTTTCTTAGATATTTCGTCGAATAATTGACCGAAGTTAATCTGTTCAGTATCACCTGTCTTTTCGTTACGAATTGCGAAATAACTTTCATCATCCATTGGAGGCTCAAATTCATTATTGAGTTCCATATCAAAATCAACAAGCTTGGATTGATTAATTACTCCGCCTGAGAATGTTGATTGAGAAAGTTCGCCATTATCAAATGTTGAATTGTTTGAAGATAATCCGTCAGCAGATGAACTTGTAATTTGTAAGTTTTGAGCAACAACATTTGCCATTGTACCTGTGAAAGAGGTATTAGAAATTTCACTATCTGAAATTAATGAATCATCAATTGTTGAATTAGTTAATGTGACATTATTACCTGTGCCATCATTAAATTCGGAATTTGTAATGATTACATTATTTGCGTTGCTGTCAAAGATATCACCACTTGTGAAAGTAGAAGAGGTGATTGCCATATTATTTGCTGTACTGTCAAGAATGACAGAATCAGACATTGTTGAATCTGTAATAGTACCTTCAGCAAATGAAGAATTGTCAAGCTGAATGTTTGTACCTATTGAATCTGCTAACTCACCGTTATTGAAATCAGATTGCTCGATGACCGAATTATTTACAGTACCATCTCTGAATGTAGAATTATCAATTGTAGAATTAGATAGAACAACATTATTACCCGTGCCGTCGTTAAACTCAGAATTCGTAATAATAATATTATTAGCAGTTGAATCTGTAATGACTGCGTTGTTTACTGAAGAATCGGTAATGACAAAATTATTAGCACTTCCGTCTAATAAAGTTGTATTTTCAAAGACGTTATTATTACCTGTGCCTTGTGAAAAGTCAGATGAAGTAATTGTTAAATTGTTAGCAGAAGAATCAAGCAGTGTTCCAAATTGGAAACTACTATATGTCATTGTGATATTGTTAGCAGTACTGTTTGTTATGACTGTGTCGTCAATTGAACCACGAACAAATTCAGTATCTTCGATTTCGGAATTATCAATCTCAACGTTATTTAATCGTGAGTCAGACATGACCACACCGGAGATTGTTCCCCCAGTGATAGTAATTCTAGAAAAGATCTCGTACTGAATTGCTTCAACAAGTTCTTTCCTAGTAATGTTCTTTGTACCGTCGTCACCTTGGACAAGGTTAACAATGACGAACAGGTCTTCCGACCTGGTATTTGCACCGGTAATGGAACCTAGTTCTGAAATCTTTGCCATTTATGCTTTTCCCTTTTGGTATTACTTATTATTTATAAGACCAATCTTAAATTAACTGTCCTTTTCAAGACGGTTTTCTAAATCTTTTACCTTATCACTTAATTCTTTTATCGCATTAACAAGTATTGGCACTATTTGTTGATATCTTACTGCCTTGTAAGTATCATCCTCCATTTCAATATCATAAACCACTTCCGGTAAAATTTGTTCAATCTCCTGAGCAATTACACCAGGTAATGTATCCTCAGGTCTATCTTTATAGTTAAATGTATACGTTTTAATTTGTTCTACTGTTCCTAATCCTTTTTCAAGAGGAACAATATTTTCCTTTAATCTTTCGTCCGATGCGTTTCCGTTTGTTGTCACATCACCTGTAAAATAACCATTACCGCTATTGTCTATGAATGCCGTAATATCGTTAGAGCTATTTCTTACAACAAGATCGCCGTTATCAATTCTTACGTCATCTTCAAAACGACCATAACCATTTACATCAATACCTGATGGGAGCCAAGTTAATACATCATAAGTATTACCTGACCAATCACATCTTAATCTTCCAAATCCAACACCGCTTAAGTATGCTCCATCTATATAAGCTTTGATACCAGCAGCACCCATTGAACCTGCTATTCTAAATTCATCACCTTCATAAGTGGTTAATTTACCTTCACCGTCAAATGAAATTGTTCCATCAGTTGCGATATTAATACCGTCACCGCCAGTGAATGCTCCGATTGCTCTTGCATCAGTAAAATATAAATTCTGCGTACCTTCATCAATATCATCAGAGTTTAAACCTGAACCGCCACCGCCTAATGAAATTGTATTCGCAGAAATAACATCTGTCACAATAAGATTAGGTACCGTTAATGTACCTGCGACTGATAATTCTAATTTAGTTTGACCTGCTCCAGTATCAATAATAAAATTGCCTGGGTTAGAACTTTCTAATCCAACATCCCAAGATAAATTACCATCAGTGTATCTTGTTTGACCACCTGTTCCTGCATATAGGAATGTTGCTGTTGTAGCAGAAGTACCTGTAATTTGTATAGGATCTTGGAAATTAATTAAACTTCCTACCGCAGCAATCTCGTTAGATGAAAGTAATGTACTTGCGATTAAATTGGTTGATGTAAAATCTCCAATTAAAGTTGCATCACCTGTTGTGGAATCTCCACTTGAAGAAGCCGTGATAATGTTGTCTCGCAATTCTTCAACGAGATCATTCGTTTTATCAAACCAATTCTGAAAGGTTTGTGATGTATTAATTGTTCCTATATTACGAGCCATCTTATCTTTCTTCCAGTTTTTCTATTCTTTCGTAAATATCAACTATGCTTCTTTTGATATCACATAAGTCATTTTGGATTCTCTCGACCTTGCGATACAAATTCCTTTCTACCTTATATTTATTTAAGGCTGCGAGGTCTGTATTAAGTACTGCTCCGGATTTATCTCTATTTAAATTATCAGTCATAATATTTTCTACGTAAGTGCAATACCACGATAGTCCTTAAGTGTTGGTGCATTATGGATATTTGGAGATAACATATCTATACGAATTTGGAATCTCTTAAATCCTTGGAATACACCAGCTTGTGATGTATATGTAAATGGTTCAGAAGGTAATTGACTTACCTTATTTGAAGCATTGATTCTATATTTAAATTCTCTATAATCTTGTAATTGTGTCGCCGTTGAGAATGAACCTACTCCTTCAAATAATTCTAATTCAGTCCAAGCTAAATTATCAAACTCATCATTGTCATATCCGTTCTGAGCTTTGATATAAACTTTAATATCTGTTCCTTTTGGACGATAAGCAGAAAGAATTAAATTGAAATCTTCAGCATCAAGATCTTCAGCTAACTCAATAGTCTTACTGATATACTTTGCTGTTGTATCAGCACTATTCGTAATCTTATATTGATATGCAATTAATTTAGATGCTTCAATATCAACAAATGGAGTTGATGTGACGTTGCTGCCATTCTCAAGTCCAACATTTACTTTAAATACTTTTGTTCTTGAAGGATCGTTAGACATACTGTAAATAATAACACCGTCTGTACTAAAGTGATTATTATCATTGAAAGCCATTGGCATATCATATGTTATATTTACATCATCAGGTGGAACGAATGTACCTGATAATGTTGTCTTAGAAACATCATCAGCAGCTTTCATAATCATAGGCTGAACATAACTTAAATTGATATTATCAATTGATGCTATATCAGCAGAATTACCACTATCTATTCCAAGAATTTTAGTGGTTGCATCTAAAGGATCGCTTACAGTAAATACTTTAGAAGAACTAACCGATGAATTTTCTAAATGCATTTCAAATGGATTTCTTAAATCGTAATGACATAAATCACCAACAACTACAGGAGTTGCATTTGCTGAACCTGTTGTAATTGGCCAAGGTCTATCAAGAGTTAATGTATCAGCATTAACAATTGTGACTACTTTATATAATCCTTTCACAACTGGATTACCACCTTCAATCATCATGAAGTCGCCTTCAGCATATACACTTGATAATGCAGTACCTGTTAATGTCTTACTATTGTTTGTGACACCAACTGTTCCTGAAGAACCTTTTGCTTGATAAATCTTTTCACCCGGTGTAAACCTTCCTGTGATATCCGTAACTGACAAGAATTCGTTTTTGTTGTTTGTTAATCTTACAGTACCTGTTGAAGAATTGAAGTTGTGTCTTCTGATTGTAAACTTAACGTCTTCATCCTGATATGACGACCATGCACTGTTATTAGTTGAAGTAAATAATACACCGTCTCCCCAATCCTGAACGATAGCAGCACCTTGAGTATCACCTGGTGTTAAATCAGTACCACCAACCTTAGATGTATATACTAAATAATTTGGATCTGATGCATCAGGCTGAAGAACAATTGCGTATTCTTTTTCAACGTCCAATCTAACAGGTGCTTCAAATTCAAATGTTGTTGCGACTGAAGCATCTTCAGATACACTTACTCCTGCTGGTAATTTATGAACCGCAGAGAATGGTAGAATTTGGTTTGTAGGATATCCATTTAATACTTCACGAATCTGAAGTGTGATACCGTTGAGTGCAGCATTAGCGTTTGCACCACCTATCGTTCCATCAGGCTTACGTTTAAAGTATACATCAACTTCTGATAAGTAAACAGAGTTTGAACCTTGACCCATACCTTTCTTAATAAAGAATGTTTGTGCAAGAGGATCTCTACCTCGAATACGTCGAGCAACATTTCTAATTGTTGTTGTCGTATTCACATCAAAGTTCGGTGACCTTGTAGATGTTGTTAAACTTGTCTTTTCAACACTGAAGTTGTATGCACGGTAAGTAACGAATCCTTTTGATGTTGCTCCACTATCAATACTTGAATATTGATTTACGTCAGCAATTTCTAATACCCTATCACCTACATAGAATGTTTCGGCAGGTAAATGGAAGACCGCTCTTAATACACCGTTTGCATCGGTTTCAACTGCATCACCCTTTTCGCCAAATCTTTCAACTTCATCAATTGAATCCGCTGTAATTGAACCTGGTAATACATGAGCATCAACAGAAATACCATCAAAGAAGAAGTAATGTCTTTGATTAGGTCTTAAACCTGACATATAGATTTTAATATCCCTTGATGCCATAAATGGTTGGAATCTAAAGTCAGATACAAATTCACCAACAAAGTTTTCGGTTGTTGTGCTACCGTCAATTGTAATTTCACTTGTTCTTGTTGTGATTGTTTGTGTCTGTGTACCTGCTCCTCTTCTTCCTCTTCGACCTGGGTCTCTTTCAAACATTGTCGTTGTTGAAGTATCAGTCATCGGAATGAACTCTTGAATACTATCAACGAACTCTTGGAAAGGTTCAGTTAAGTCAATATCAATAGATGCAGGGTTAACTGTTGTATCATAAGCAGCATCGTAAGGTGGAGAAATAATTCCATCACCTACATACTTGTAAAAATTAGAAACACAATTTCTAAAGTTAGAAGCATAAGGCTGCTCGATAATATCAACACTCGAGTTTCTTCCAATTGTTGCCGCTTTACCATTATCGGTACTTGGGAACACAGAAGAACCTGTTGAAGAATCGTAAATCAAATCCAAAGCAAATGTTTTTAACGATGGAGTTAAAATCTTTTGATTAAATGGAACTGATGCGTTAAATTGTGGATGACTAATTTCAGATAAAGTTAAATCGTTGAATGGGTCAACAATAAATCCATTCTTAAATCTGTTTAAACCGTTTTCATCTCTGATAACCAAGTTTGAAGTTTCAGATTCTAATTGGTTCAATGAAATATAATATGCCATGTTATCAATCTTCTTCTCAAGATTGTGCATATCTTTCATTGTATAAGCTTTAATACCAGTTGCTCTTGGTCTGATTGCGTAATCTCCTTTACGGAGAACTTCAGCTTGCTTCTTGGATAGTGCAGGATATGATGGAATCTCAACGTTAGCAATTGCTAACTTGTCTGTTCCTATTCTTGGTGGAACCGCGTTTCTGTTTTCTTCACCCTTGATTAGGCTGATGTTTCCGTAAGAATCACAAGCAATAGTATCAATTCTTGTTAAGTAATATTCTAAATCTGTTTGTAAAGATTGCTGTGCAGCAGGAGTTAACGGTTGTCCTACATTGCTAAACGATAAAGCATATGTTCCAACTTGCGTAGAAATTGTAGGAGCAGAACCTGCACTTGTATTATTATAATCAGCCGAAGCATCTTTATTCACATGTGCTCTGAAATCAAAACAATCTCTTAAATTATAAACTGTTCCTGACCCAGATACATAAGAAGGAATCTCCCAAGCTTCTAATGAATTAGGATAGCTGTTAATTGAGAAGAAGTGTTCACCTGTAGATGTATTGACTTGAAACACTTTTAACTGAACTGTCATTGTTCCTGACGGTTGAGGTCTGCCTTCAATATATTCTAAATATGAAATATCGTAATAAGTATCTTTTTGATTTGTTCTTAATCTAAAGCTGTTTGAATAATCTTCGCCTGAAGAATCCACAATACTAATAATGTCAAATACATCAGGGAATCCTAAACTGTATTTGGATTGCGCATTATTATATGCAAATTTAATATAAGGTGATCTTACAACTTTATTATATGGGTCAACACCGTCGGTTGAACCAATTAATCTCTTGTTATAATAAACTGACACATTCGTGGCAGCTGTATTAGAAATTTGAATATTCAGCTGTGAATTATTTAATGCAGTTGATGTTGTAGCATCATGTTGTACTGAAGAACTATCAACAACTAATATGTCATCTTGTGAACAATTAAAATCTTCACCTGGGTTTGCCGTTAAAGTAATTGTTCCGTTGGAATGTGTAGCAGGAACATAAGCTCTTACAGGAATCAGCGTATTGTTTGTTCCAAATAATCCATTTACACCTGTATCAAAAACTAATGCCTTTTTATTTGTTTCTCTTAATAAAGGAGCAGCACCAGTTTGTTTTACTTGAACATAACCATTACCGTCGCTGAATCTATCTAAGTCTGATAAATTATATACACCACTATAAGAACCGCTATGTAAATAAATTCTATTCTTTGTTAAATTCTGAACATATACATCACCCATATCTTGGTTTGAAGATGTTTGAGGATTTGCTGCAGAACCAAGACCAATATCTAATTTTCCGTTCCAACCTGCCGTATCTTCAACTTCAAGATAATTACCATATTCCATAGAAACATTTTGGTTTGTAATTTCTTCAGTCGTTGCGATTTGGTCAATTGTAAATGCACGATCTCCAGAATTTTCTATTCTATAACCTTTGACATAAGCAGTACCAGGTCCTACAATAACTTGGACCTCTGTATTAGATTGACCTTCAGGAATACGGTCATCAGTACTTAATGGGAATTGTTCTAAAATATAATTACCTGACTCTTCGTATGTTCTTCGAGCAAGTTCATCACCTAATACGTTATATTGTGAAACGTCGCGAACAGTAATTGCATTACCGTTTTGATAACGAACTAATGTAAAGAAGTCAGAATCTGCAGCTGCAGTTGATGTATCTTTAACTGTGAGCGTAGGTACAAGTTTTAATCTATCAGCACCCGGTGCGTTTTCATTTTTAGAACCGTTTGCATTGTCGTATAGGCTTGAATCTTGTAAAGCATTAATAAGTGATTCAGATACTAAATAACCTACAGATTTATCGTTAGGCGAATTGCTGTATTTCTCAACAATAAGTCTCTGTTCGGCAACAAAGATAAAATGACCTTTTTGGAATATAATACCAGGAGCAGCTTCGATACCAAAAGACTTACCTACATGAGGAGTACTAATACCTGCACTTACAGCAAGTCCTTGAGTTATGACTGGTTCAGATGTAAGAGTTTCTTGAGTTGTACCTCTTAAGTATTTGTGTCTGTTAATTACAAGGTTTTCACCAGCTTGGAATTGAGTTGCCGCTGATGTTGTATTTAAATAGTTAATATAGAATGTGTTTAAATCTGGTGGTCTTGTTTGGAAACCTGTTGATGCTTGAACAATTTCTGCTCTCAATCCTGTTGATTGACCAACAAGTTCATAAACATAATCGAGTTCAACTTCTTGACCCTGAAGTGTTTCTACAGCAGGACCACTAATATAAGATGTTACATTAAATCCGGACGGGCCATCGTTAACTTTAACGAATTGAAGGTCATCAAGTTCTGTAAAGTTACATCCTTTTACAACTGAACCTTCTTTAAATACATTATCTCCGAAAGCTTCTACCTGGCCTTGGAGCATTGTTTGTAATTGCGTAAGCTCTCTTGCCTGAATGGCATAGCCGGGCTTGAACATAACTCGATAAAACTGTTTCTCTACATCGTA